GCAGAGCGGACGCACCAAGCGAACAGCAGGACGCTGTTTGATGCACCGGAGGCAGTGGCATGAGCGTCGTGACGCTTGACGCATGACGCACAGTAACACGGTTGGAACATCACGACACTCAAGGAGGATGGCATGACGCAGGTATGGGATGACATCAAGATTGATGAAGGCTTTGCTGCAATGCTTGAGCCGCTGTCGGCTGAGGAGCGGCAGCATCTTGAAGAGCTAATCGTTGAGCACGGCGGCGCACGCGACCCGCTCGTTGTGTGGGCCAAGGCCGGCACGCTTACCCTCATCGACGGGCACAACCGCTACGAAATCTGCACGCGGCTCGGGCTTCCATTCGACATACACGAACTGCGATTTAAGAACAGATCCGATGTCGAGGACTGGATCGACAAGAATCAGCTTGGCAGGCGGAACCTTGATGAACGGCACAAGAGCCTACTGCGTGGTCGGCGGTACAACAGGACGAAGAAGGAGCACGGCGGCAAGCGTGAGCCAAGTGCTCAAAATGAGCACTTGAGAACAGCCGAGGCACTTGCGACCGAGCACGGCGTAAGCCAGGCCACCATCCGCAGGGACGGCGAATTCGCGGAGGCTGTCGAGACGCTTGGCATTGAGCGTGAAATCGTTGCTGGTGAGATCGACGCACCTAAGCACGAGATTGTAGCGGCTGCGAAGGCGTTGCCAGATCAACCAACGGATGAGCAGGTTGCTGAAGCCGTCGAGGCCGTGAAGACTCGCCCGCACGTCGCCAACAACAGCGGCGACAACGAGTGGTACACGCCGAAGGAATACATCGAAGCCGCCCGCCAGGTGCTCGACGAGATTGACTTAGATCCTGCGTCCAATCCTTTGGCAAACGACATCGTGCAGGCGGCGACTTTCTACACGGCTGAAGACAGCGGGCTCGAAAAGGACTGGTACGGCACGGTGTGGATGAACCCGCCGTATGAGTCCGGGCTCATCGGCCAGTTTGCCGAAAAGCTGTGCGACTCCTACGCGAGCGGCAACGTCACCAGTGCCATCGTGCTGGTGAATAACGCCACCGAAACGAGGTGGTTTCAGTCGATTGCCGAGCAGGCGTCTGCCGCGTGTTTTCCGAAGGGCCGCGTGAAGTTTTGGCATCCGCGAAAGGTCGCAGTGCCACTTCAAGGCCAAGCAATTCTGTATCTCGGCCCGAATCCTGACGAGTTCGCTCGTGCGTTCTCGCAGTTTGGGTTTTGCATGGAGGTTACGTCATGAACAGTTTTACGGCTGGTGGCATTCGCTGTCCCGAGGCATACGCGCAAGGCAAGATGCTCGACCACAGTTGGTGGGCAGGAAAGATGCGTGGCAGGATCACGCCGAGCGACATCGACATGCTGGTCGAGTCATACGGTTCTGCGTTGTTTTGCGAACTCAGTCGAGACCACGAATGTCTTGAAGAGCTTGCCACGGGGCAGCGGATTCTTCTTCAGACGCTTGCGCGGCTCAATGGCACGCACTGCGTTGCGTTGCTGCGACACGGACTGTTCTCGATGTCGAAGCCGATCGACACGGCCAACGACATCATTTCAGCGACCATCTACTTCGACTTAGGGACTAAGAACGTCGTTCTTGATGGCAGCGAATGGCGCGAGTTCGCGGTGGCTTGGACATTTAACGCCAAGCAGGCGATTGACAGTGTTCTGCGGCCCAAGATTGCTGAGTGAAAGGAGTGCCAAGGATGGCCGGTAGCTGGATCAAGTTCCGCCACGACCTAATCGACGCACCGGAGATCCGGCGGCTATCGAAGGCGTGCGACGTCACCCGTGACGACGTCTACGGGAAGCTGTTCAGGCTGTGGTCGTGGTTTGACCGCCACAGCCACAACGGAGCCGTCGCCGGCGAGTCTGGCGAACTGGTGGATGAGATTGTTGGGCATTCTGGGTTCGCTGCGGCGCTTGTCAGCGTCGGGTGGCTGTGCGACGACCAAGACGGGATTGTCATCCCGAATTGGGAGCGGCACAACTCGGAAACTGCCAAAGAAAGGGCGTTAGATGCCGCTAGAAAGGCACTTTCGAGAATGTCCGGGTCCGACCCGGACACACCCGAAACACCCTGTCCGGCAACTACCCGGACCAGACTAGACAAGACTAGAGGAGATAATCCTCCTCCTCCTCCGCGAGGCGCTTCGCTGCCGGAAGGCAGGAAGGCACTCAAGGCGGCGTGGGCCGCTGCCGCTGCCGCTGGGCACGTACAGCCTTGGAATGCGTCTGGGATGCCAGACAAGACAGACGAGCGTCTCGGTGAGCCTGGATGGCTCGAAGACGCCTTGCAGGCGATCCAGCGGCTTCACAGGTGCCGGTATTTCGACAACGGGAAGCCGACGCTGATCCAGCTGTGCGTCAGTGGCTTCGTGTCCAAGGTGCTCGGCGGTCAGTACGACGAGCCGAAGCCGGCGAAGAAGCAGCGTTCCGGCGACATGCAGCAAGAAAAACTCCCGCCGCGCGGCTTCACGGGTGAGGCGGCAGATGCTTTCGAGCGTACACGGCGTGCGCTTGCCAAGAGTGCGACAACCTAACGGAAAGGATTCCGACAGATGACAACGACGATTGACGCCCCAACATTGACGGCAAGGCAACTGGACATCCTGCAATGGATTGCCGGTTTCATCGACACACACGGCTACCCGCCCACCTATAGGCAGGTCGGTTGCCACTACGGATGGCGAAGCCCTGGTGCTGCCATGTCCACGCACTTGGCGGCGATGCAACGCAAAGGCGTTGTTACACGCGAGCCCGGGCAGGCTCGCACGCTGCAACTTACGCCGCTTGGCATGGCGCTGATCGGCGGTGAAGCATGAGCTACATCCACCTTCCGCCACCGTCCGACGTCGTTCAGGCGCTCATGGATCGTGCGTGGGACGACGACGTGTCGGACGACGACCGGATTCTGATGGAGACGGCAGCGAAGACGCTGGAGGTCACGCTGGATAGGTGCATCAGGCTCGCCAGCGTCATCGAGCGGACGGAGGTGGGGCTGTGACCACCGACCTCTTCACCCTCGTCGGCATTGGTTCGATTTTGCACGCCGTGACGTTCACGGTGGGCGTGTTAGTGGGTATTTCTCTGCGAAAGGATTCCAGACATGACAGCAACGAAGGAACGAAAGAAGACACGGGCTGGTGGCATCAGCCTGTCAGCACCGGAACTCAAGGCGGCGCTCAACGCCGTAGGCCAGGCGGTGACCAACAGGTCTCCTAGACCGATCTACCACAGCGTGCTGTTGTCAGGGTCGGTGCTCACGGGCGGTGACGGCGACATCAGGATCGACGTGATGCTGGAAAATACCCCCCCGGGGGTCAATTTCCTGCTGCCGAAGGATCGTTTTTCCGCCATCCTCGGCAGTTTTTCCGGCGACGAGATCACGATCACGCCTGACGATAGTTCGTGCGTGCTCAAGGCTGGGCGTGGCGAGTGGACGCTGCCAACGGAGGACGCCAGCGAGTATCCGGCGTGGGATGTCGTCGATGCGAAGCCGTTGACACGTCTCCCGGTCGATCAGTTCTGCCGTGCGGTGAAAGGCGTGGTCTTCGCCGTGGATGACGAGTCGAGCCGCTACGCACTCGGTGCCGTGCTCGTGGAAGTGAAGGGTGAGAACGTGACGTTCGTCGCCACAGACGGTCGCCGGCTCTCGTGCGTGACGTGTGAGCACGACCTGGCGGTCGATGACTCGCAGACGCTCGTCCCTGCTCGTGCAATGGCGATTATCGCACGGCTCGCGGCTGGTTGTGGCGACGCCAGCGTGCAGCTGGAAGCGACGAAAAACGAGATCGTCGCCACCGTCGGTAACGCTACCGTCACCGCTCGTCTTCTCGAAGGGCGCTACCCTCGCTGGCGTGACACGCTGCCGGAACGCAAGGCGAAGTCAACCACGGTCAGTCGTGCGGATCTGCTGTCGGCAACCCGTGCGGCTGCGATCTGCACCAGCGACGAGAGCAGGGGCGTGCAGTTCGTGTTTTCTGGCGACGGCATCTGGCTGCACGGGCAGAGTGCCGAGAAGGGCGAATCAAGCGTCACCTGCGACGTGGTTGAAGCTGGCGACAAGGCGACGGTCAAGCTTGACCCGCTGTTCGTCCAGCAGTGGCTTGGCGGCATCGACAGCGAAGCCGAGCCGGAAGTCGAAGTCGAAGCCGTGGACGCACAGTCTGCTGTGATCCTGCGGTGCGGCGACAACACGGGCGTGATCATGCCGTTGGCTGCGGAGTGACGATGCCAACACGCAAGATTGCATACTGTGCGGTGAAGCTGCACGAGTTGTGGGCGCGCGGCGACTCCTA